AAGCTCTCGGCCGACTTCTTCGACGCGAGGTCCGACGCCTGCCGCGCCGCCTCAAGCTGGTTTGCAACGTTGGTTCCGGCCGCCGTCTGGTTGGCTAGGTCGGCTTGCTGCCGCCGCGCCGTGTCGGCCTCGGACATGCCCGCCGCCTGCGTATACATATCCTTGAGCAAGCCGCCCTCGGTCGCCGCCCGGCCGCGTGCTAACTGACCTTCGGTTTGCGCCTCTTGCACGCCGTAGCGCGAACCTTGGAATGCGGAATTCTTCGCCGCGTCGGCCGCCTGCGCCGCCCGCGTCTGCCCGGCTTGAAAGTCGTAATCGTTGAGAACCGGGTCAGTGATTTGGTTCTTGAAGGGGTTGTAATACTGATCGAGCCCACTCAGCACCGACTCGCCGCTCACGTCGCCGACGCTGCCGACGTTGCCAAGCGCGGTATCCGCCCCGGTCCAATCCGCGCCGGTCGCACCCTTCAGGCCTGCGGCGTCCGACCACGTTTGATTTTGCAGCGCATTGGTCTTGGGCGTGTAGGCGCCCGACCCGCCCGTGATGTTGCCGCCGATATCCCCGGCGAGGATTTGCGCCGGTTGCTGAATCCAACCGGGAACGTTCGGGGTCGTGGTCGCGGTGTTCGTCTGACTCTGACTCGTGTCAGTGACGACGCTTGATTTTTTACTCATCGGTCAGCCCCTTCCGCAGGGTTGCCGTCCACGGCTCGTAACCGGCAACCCCGGTATCAATGCCGGGGTCTTCCAACAGCATTGAGGTGCAGCCCATCATGCGCGCCAGAGCTTCGACGCCAGGGAGAATCTTGGCGCACTCGGCGTCGTCGCCGACCCACCAGAGGATGCGGAAGGCGCGCTCGCCACCGGGGTAAAGGTCAATCTGCCCCACCAGGGCGGCGGCCTTGCCGGGAAAGAAGAACGCCCGATGCGAGGCAACCCGCGCCTCTAAATCGTCAAGCGTCCAATAGCCGCCGTCCTTCTTAATGACCTCGCCGAACTGATCGCGGAACCGCGCCCACTGAACCAAGGTCGGGTCATCCGGCAACGGTTGCGCTTGCTCGCCGTCCTGATGCAGCCAACCGTCGTCCACTAGCGACCTCCTATCGGCGCGGTTTCAAACTCGGACTTGCCGCCGCGTGCGTAGGCTGGGGCGGAAGACCAATCGAACCGAACGCGGGCAATCCGGCCCGCCACGCGGATAGGTCGCCGGGATTGGCCGGGCGCCAGCGACCACGGACCATGAGCGCGTTGGGTCGATTGCGGAAGCTCCCGCGTATAGACGGTCAAGCTAATGGACCCTTGCTGACCGATGAAGTCGGGCCAAATGCCGTTGAGCATCACCCCGCCCTCGGCCTCGGCGAGGTAGAAGTCGGTTGACTCGATGAAGCCGGTCAGCGGCGCGCCGTCGTTTGAATGCCCCTTCTCGTGCCAATAGGCGCTACCGGTCGGCGATACGCCGATGGGGTACGGCTGCGGCCCGGCGTCAATGAACGCGCTGCGCGCCAATAGATCGCGTGACCAACCGTCCTTTGAAAAGCTCATCGCCCGCGAGCATTCAAAGCCGTCGCGGTCGTCAGGCCAGAACCATGTGAACTCTGAAAACGTGGCGTTGCTGGCGCCGATAATTTTGTCCTCTTGGCCGCTGGTCACATGCTCCGAGAACATGTTGCGGATTTCGCAATCAACCACCGCAGGCGCACCGCCGAGGCCGCAGGACCAAAAAGTCTTATCCGGCGCGACCCAGACGACATACTGCGATTTGACGATGGGGGCGCCGGGGCTGATCGCGCCGCAGTTGGAGCCGATGCGTTCAAATTTCCACGTCTGCCCCGGGGCTCCAACGAATGATCCTTGGAACAATCCGTCGAGGGTCCAGACATAAACAAAGTCGCCGATGATCCGGCCGCAAACAATCCGGCCGCCCGACTCAAGAATCCACTCCCCCGCGTTGTTGGTCGGCGTCGTCGTCCAATCGTTGATATCTTCAATGTCCGACCACCGGATCGCCAGATGGTTGAACGTGCCGGATAGCTCCTCATTGCAGCCCAGCGCCATTAACTGACGCTGCGGCGTAACCACTGTGTAGGTGACTTGCTTAGGGGCGCCGGTCACAGGCGCGGCCTTGTTCGCCGTCACCGTGTCCCACGAGTAAATCGTTCGGCCACGCGGATTGGCGATCAACAATATGCCGTAGGTTCCAAGGCTCCACGTCAGCGGGAAGTAATCGCCGGTCGAAGGCGTGCCGTAGGTTCCGACCCCGAACGCGCCGGTCCCGTAGCCCGCGCCCCCGGTCCCGTCGATTTGGCCGGGGATGAAGTTGACTTGGTTCTGCACCACGACGGCCGCGCCGCCGCCGACGCCCGTTGCGTTCGCCGGTCCCGGCGCGGTGTAGGTCCAAGCATTCGCGGTGACGCTGGTAATCACCCAGGTCGCGTTGGGTAGGATTCCATTGAAGTTCACCGCCCCGCTAATCGTCACCGCCTGCCCGACGCTGTAACCGTGCGCGGGCTGACTGACGGTCACGTTGGTTGAGACGTTGACCGTGGCAATCGGGTTGGCCCCCAGCGTCACAGCCGGGAAATTCAGCGTCGGGGTCACGTCCCAAATCAACCCGGCCTGCCAAACCTTCAAGCCGCTGTGCAGCCCGAACGCGACGTTCAGGGAGTCGCTTGCGTCGGTCCAAGCCAAGGTCGAACGACACACCCCGCCGAGGTTCTCAAGGCTCAACCGTTCCCAGCCGCCTTTAACCTGCCAGCCCTTTTGAAAGAACCGCGCCAGCGAGCCGTTCGACCACCGGCCGGGTGCGCTGAACACCGAGTCCACGTTGGTCAATCCGGTCGGCGGCTGAAAGGCGGTATTCCCCATCAGGTCACTCGCACAAACCGCTTTTTCGTCACCCCATCCGCAACATCAATCAGCATCTTATCAAGCTGATTGAAGACAAACATCGCATCAACATCAGCCGCCAGACGGTCGCCAAACGCTGACCCGAAGTCGGTAGACGCCAAACCGTTCACCGTGGCGAAAACACCCTCATTCGCCAGCACCACATTTTGTCCGAGGTTGATCCCGCCTGCCGTGCCGTCGCCGCCCATGCCGAACAGCCATGTCACGCCGTCATCCACGCTCACCGCCAGCGACGTGCTTGTTGGCGTGCCCGTGCCCGCCTGAAACACCAGCCCGACCACGCCCGCCGTCCCGTTCACATCGAAGGCCCGCGAGATAAGCGTCTTGCCGCCGCCCAGGACCACGGTTTGCAGCGCGAACGCCGAGCCGGTATCCGCCGCCAGATAATACTGGCCGTTGCCCGCGCCCGAACCGCAAGCAAACACCTTGCCCGAAGGCGACACCCAGCACGTCGTCAGCCCCAGCGTCGTAGAGCCCGCCGTTCGCGTGAACGTCTTGGTGAACGTAATCCCGTCAACACTCGTCAGTATCTCGCCGTATTGCGTGATCGCGACCAGCCGACTTCTCGGCGCATCGTTGAATATCCAGCAAATGCCGTTCCCGGCCCCGCCGCCGTCACCATTCAGAGCCGGAACCGTACAGTTTACCCACGTCGCCCGATCCGCTGCATAGCGTGGAACCGTGGGGACGTTGGCCGTCGCCCAAATGGTGTAATTCCCGGCGATATACGTCGCTTGCCCGTAAACGTTAGAGCCGCCGACGCTCGACGTGCCGCGCTTCGCCGAAAGCGCGGGCGGCGCCCCGGAGGTCACTGGAAATGACCACATGCCGTCATTCGTCAGGAAGTGGAATTCGCCGTTGGCGTAGCTCACCCCGTTGGGGATTTGGTTGGCGATAGCGCCGCCCATCGTCAGCGGCGTCATGGCTGATGACGACACGCCAAGAGTCCAATGCATTTGCACAAACCCGACCGCCAGCGAGGCGCCCGCGTTTGGCCCGGAGGGCGACCACGCCGCCCAGCCGCCGCCCGCAGCCCAGTATTTGCGATTGTTGCTAAAGGCATAGGTCGAATTGATTGCTGCCGTATACCACGGGAAAAAAGACGCACCCGTTGCCGTCCAACGCCCGATTTGCGGAACCGCAGGCAAAGCGCCCGTTGTCCGCATCTGAGCAATCACCGTTTCCGTCAGCGAGTCCGTCGCGACATAACGCGCATCGGGCGCCGCCGCCGCCCACACTCCACCACCGAGCCCAAGGCCTGCTAACGCAGGCGTCACGCCAAACGACGCGGGCGCTACCCCGATTTGCCGGTTGGCGATGTTGACCCGAGGAATGCGGTTCGCGGCGATGACGCGCGGCATGGCTTAGAGGTCTTCCGCCGTGGCGTCGAACACGACCCCGCCCGCCAGTGCTACGCCGATAGCCGCGTAAACCCGCTCCGCTGGCTTCAGCCGCAGCGGCGCCGCCTCCGTATAGAGAAAGTCGGTTTTCGCCGGAACGGGCGCCGTGATTTGCGACATTGTGTAAGCCGCCATCAAAGCGAGGTCGAAAAGCTGAAGCGTCACCCCGCCGTCACTCGACCGATAAAGCTGAAGCTGCGTTGGCGTCACTGTCGCCCGAGGTACTGCCCGGCAAGAGTACAGCACCGCGCCGTTCGCCCCGGCCGTCAGCAAAAGAACCGCGTTCGTCGCATCGTTATAAGTCGTCTTGGCCGCGACGCAGACCGCTTGGCCGGTGTTCAGCCCTTGCGAGGTGACGACCTTGTTTTGCGAAACCGCCATCAGGTCGCCTCCTACAATGTCAGCGCATAAGCGACGGCCCGGTCTTCATTCGCCGCCAGCGAAACGGCCAAACCGGACACGTCCGTCATTTGCAGAAAGTCGGGAACCCACGCCTCAACCCCGGTCACCAGACGCACCACCAGCGCCTTGCCGAGGTTCCCGGCCGCAGGCGGCAGGTTGACGGCGCCCGCCGAAATCGCCGCATTGATGTAGTCAATGACCGCTTGGTCGGCGTCCGTGATGAAGCTTCGCAGGGTCTTCCCGCCGAGCATCAGCCCATAGACCGCGCCGCCGTCCGTCTGCACCGGCCCCACGTCGCCGGGCGACAGGCTGAAAGTCGTCGGGCCTCCGGTCGAGAGCGACACAGCGCCCGACGCCGCATTGCGGACAAAGTAGCCTTTGGGAACAGGCGGGATAACGATAGCCCCGCCGCTACCCCCGGTCACGTCGAGGAACGCCATGCGCGCTTCATCGGTCGCGCCGTTCGCCGTGGTCAGGGTCTTGCTCGCCGAGAGCGCAAACCCCAGCCGCCCATTGAGGTTATCGTCAACAAGCTGGAAGACGCCCGAATTGAGGATCACGCCCCAGGTGTTGTTGTTCTCGCCTGTGGCTTGCAGTGTGAAGCGGGCGGACGCGGTAAAGCTGGAAGGCATTAGATCGGCGCCCCCAGGTTGATCCGCTTCCACTGTCCGTCACGGGCGACCGCAAGGCATTGCAGGTCGACCACGGCAACGATGCAGCCGCGCCAATCGAGCGGGTTCGGAAGGTCCGCCTGATTGCAAGCGAACACCTCCAGCGGCGATATCGGATGCAGCGGGACGTAATAATCTTGCAGCCGTTGCGCGAAACGTTGCGCCCACGGCGGCGCGGTCGGCTCGATCAGCGGCGCGGTGACCCGGTTGCGGAAGATCGTCACCATGACGGCTGAATCCTTCCCGTCGAGGTGCGCCGGGTGCTTTCCGCCCGCAGGCCTGCGTAAGCGTCCTTCTCCTGCGCCAGCGCCAGCACCAACCGGGAGTCCTGCATCGTCGCCGACAGGTAGTCGCGATAAAGGCGCAGCTTGGCTTGCGCGCAGATCAGGTCTTGGCCTGCGTTCGTCCAGACGTTTGACGACGTGTCAGACGTAAGCGCCGGGGTCACCGCGACGATTAAATCCCAAGCCAGCGCATAGGCTTGGTTGGGGATCGGGAACAGTTGGACGCGATCATTCGCCACCAAATAGTCGGTCGGCTGACCGGTCGTGTTCGGCTGCGCCAACTCCTCGAATTCATCAATCGAGCGCGGATAGATCGGCCACCGCGTATTGCCGCCGTTCTGTTCAAGGTAGAGGCCGTCGATAATGTGTGCGTCGGTCGGCCACGGGACGTAATCTTGCCCCGGCACACAGGCGGTGACGAGTCGGCGCTCGTTGAACCACCAGCGCTCGCTCTCGTAATAGTCTATACTTTTCAGGACGATGTTTTGAAATTGTGCAGCCAAATCGTCGGCGAGGTCGTCACGCAACGTCTCGCTGATGATCCTTTGCTTCAGGTCGCCCAACGTCGCCATGCGTCACCGCAGACCCCCTATCCAGGGCCGGGCAGGTAATCGAGCCAAACGGTCGCCACACCGGTTGTCGCCGCGCCGCCTGTCGCGGCAATCGTGCCGTAAATCGGCGTATCGACCGCCAGCGGCCCCGCCGCCGCGACCGGCGCAACCGTATCGGTGCGCGCCAGCGTCTTGAGGTCGATAGCGGAGAGCAATTGCGACCCGCCCGCCGTGGTCCCGACCGAAATCGTGTTCGTGGTCGAATTCCAGACCTGTGACACGAGAAGATGGGTCGTTCCCAAAATCGCCCCGGCCGGGAGAACGCCGATGACGCCCGACGTTTGGCCGAAGCCAAATTGCGCCGAGATTTCGTGAACGACCTGAAGGTGAGTTTTGCGACCGCCGGTAGCCATCGTCGGCCCTCCTACACAGTATACGTTGAAAGGACGATGGTTCCGAAGTCGGCATTGTTAAATCTTGCCTTCTTCATCCCATGTATAAGCCCGGCTTCTACTCCGAGCTTATTTCCATAATCGAATAATTCTTCGTTCCAATCCAGATTTGTGAAGCTCTGACCTTTGCCAAAGGCAATGAAACCTGATTGGGCGCCCATCAAGACTGCGCGACGGGCGGTTGCAACGGTCGCGCCAGTTGTGGAGTTGACCCCCGGCGTAACGCGGGTGCTTTCGTGAAGCACAACCCCGTTATACATGCCGAGCGCGCCGGTCATGATGGGGTTCTGTTTAGACCCGTCGCCGGTCATGGCGGCTTTCTGAATGTCTATCCAGCTACCGGAACCCGCCGAAGACCTGAGTTGCGTGACCTGATTTGTGTGAATACACATGACGTACCGGTCATCCCCGTTGACCTTGATAGGTCTAATCACAGGGGTCATCAGTTTCGCCTTGGCGACCATTTGGTCGATCAGGACCAGGGACATTTCGTCACCGGCCGCCAAGCTCTCATCCGTCGTCTTGGAGGCGTTGCGGTAAATGTGCGCCGCATCCGGGGCAATCACGGCGTTGAGCCCGGTATAGCGCGGGTCATTCGCGACCGTGTAGCCACAAAATTGGTTAAAGAAGGCAGTATCTATTCGGCCCGCGACCCAATCTTTGAGTCCGAGCATCGCTTCTTCTCTAATCGACCACGGAATTCTTTGTTCCGTCATCTTGCCTGCTGACTTCACCGCATGGCGAAGCTGATCTATAAACAAATCATCTGTGTAGGTCGCGAGAGATTCCTCATTGCCTTCTAGCGTCCCGTCACCAAGCACGCCGTCACCGGAAAGCTGCATACGCAGCGTAATCCGCACCCGGTCGCCTGCGTCCTTCTTGGTGTCCGTGTAGGTTTGCAACACGTCGTCGGAGCTATCGCCAATAAAGCGTTGCACCCAAGTTGCCTTGAGAGCTTCACGAGCGAGTTGAGAACTCCAGAGCTTCTTTGCCTCGGGCGCGTTGACGCCATAAATAGTTTCGGCCACAGCGGTTTTCCCTGAATTTGGGTTCCGCTCCGTGCCGTGGAGCTAGCCGAGGCCTGTGAACAGGCGGACCCGTACCGTGGGTCAAGCGTGGCTGATTAAAGGGCGGTTCAGCGCGACCGCTATTCGGCGCCTTGAGAACGTTGGATCGGCGCGTCAAGAGGGTCAGCGAAGCGACACCCGCGAACAACCTCGTCAGATGAGCGCCACACGCAATGCGCCCAACAGTAGGCGACTAGTCGCGGCCCGTTGGTCGGGATGATATCGCCAAACAGCCTACACGCCCCGCAGGGCATTCCGTTTTCCGGCATGTCGGTTAGTCGGATTCATATCGTCGCGGCTGCTGCCGACCGGAGCATGAATGCCCCGGCCGACAGGCCGCACGAGGCCGGATGCTCAAATCTAACCCCGTGCGAATCCGAGATATGGCGGTTTTCAGGTTTTGCCAAGCTCGCGAGCGCGCAGCTTCGCAAACGCCTTGTCGCGGGCCTCGCCCTTGAGTTTGGCAACCTCGGTCCACGACAAGCCGTTATCGACGCCCCGGCCGCGTGGCGTGCTGGCGCTTGACCCGGCTTGCTGAAGCTTTTGCAGCTTGGCGTTGGCCGCGTCCCGGCCCGACGCAAAGCCACGCTTCTTCGCCAACCCGTAGACCACCTCGGCCGGGTCGCGGCCGCCGCGCATCACGTCGAGGGTGAGGCCGAACAGGTCTTCCGCGAGCTTTTGGGTCAGCCGTGCGCCGACATAGCCGAGGTCTTCCAACTCGGCGGTGCGCTCGCTCCGATAGAAGGCGGCGGCCTTATAGTAGTCCGGGTGTTCGTCGGCGAAATCCTGTTCAAACGCCGACATGCCGTCCGTGATGTTGCGGGTTTGCTTGGCGTAGGTTTGCCGCTCCGTCTCGGCCTTGGCCTCGGCGTCCTGCCGGGCAATGAAGGTCTTCAAGACACGCTTGATTTGGTTGATATCTGTGATCGGCTCGTCATCATCGTCGCGCAGCGACGCAACCAAGCTGTTGAGGTCGTCGCCGGTCGGTTGCCCGCGTACCTCTAGGGCCTCAATCCGGCTGATAAGTTCGGCGTTCTGACGTTCCACCGAACGGCGGCGTGAACGTTCCTTAGCCGCGAGCCCGGCCTTGTCATGCGCCTGCTTCTCCCAATCGGTCGCCGCTGGCCGCCGCTCCGGTTCTTCGCCGTCGTCCTCGCTTTCTTCGGATTCCGGTTCTTCGGTCGCTGGGGTCGGTTGCTCGTTAGCGTCTTCAAACTCAGGCGCGGACTCTGATGGGGCTTGTAGCGGTTCACTCATGACGGTTTCTCGGGTTCACGAAACGGTGTCGCTGGCTTCAGGGGATGGTCGCGGCGCCAAGCTATCCGTTGGCTCTCGTAAGCCAGTTGGCGCGGGTCGGTCGGGGTCGGGTTGCTCATGGGTCACGTCCAAGCCTGCGGCGTTCAACACGCCAAGCGCGGTGTCGATATCAGCAAGCTGATGTTCCAACGTCAGGCGGCGTTGATCGAGCGCGAGGCCTTGGTCAGAGCCCTTTTCGACCTTCTCAAGCTTGCGGTCGCAGATGCGGATTTCGCTGGCGTAAGCGCCGCGCGCCCGCTGAAGGATCAACACCGCCTCACTCATCGCGGAACGGCCCTCCCGACCCGGCCGCCGCCCCCGGTGTCGCCATCGGCGGGGTTGCGGCCCGAATGACCTTGGCGGCCACGTCGCCTTGCGCGCGGATTCCCTCGCTCGCCGCCTTGGCGCGCTTTTCCTCGGCCGAGGCGGTCTTGAAATCGGTGTCGGCGGCGCGGTTCTTCAGGTCGGAGGCAAAGTCGATCTTCTCCATCTCGTGTTGCGCCTGCGCCTGCGGATCGGGCTGTTGCGCTTGCTGCGCCCGCGCCCGGATAGCCTGCCCGAGCTTGTCGGCGACCGAGGCCGGGATATCGAGGTAAGGCAGCATGTCGGCGATTTCCTCGGCGCCGATGATCTTGTTCTGGAACATGTCGGGCAGGAGCGGCCAGATGATCTTGGTGACCTGTGATTTCTGGTTCGGCCCGGTCGGGGCTTCATCGACCACCACGTCATAGGTTTGCGCGTCGAGGGTCTTGGCGAGTTGGACGTATTGCGCCGCGCCCTTCTCGACAATCCGCACCAACTTGTCGTCGGGCAGGAACAGCCGGATTTGCGCCAGCAAGAGGCGGCCTTGATCCTGCTGATAGCGGCGCTTGCTATCAAAGAACGCCGAGAGAATCCCGTAGGCCGCCTGTTTGCGCTGCTGTTCCAAGACGCCCGCTTGCTCGCGGCCGACCAAGCCTAAGATTTCCTCGTTGACCCCGGTACAAGTCCGCACCATGTCGCGGGCGAATTCCATCAACTGAAACAGCGACGGGTTGATCGGCGGCGGGGTTTTCGGGCTGACCTTCGGGCCTTGGGCGTTGGACAGACTGCCAGGCTTAACCCAAGTAATCTTATCCGCGGCCGCCCACGTTGCTTCAAACTTCCGAATATCCGCAACCGCGTCTTCTTCCATCAGAAGACCGCCGTTGGCATTCGTCCTGACGATATGAAGGATTTCGCTGTAAAGTTTGTTCGTGAACTTCTGCGGATCAAGCATCGCCCGCACCAG